AGTTACCTGAGATGCAAATTGTTGCACTTAGCAGGCATCGTGAGAAGTTGTACATTGTCTCTGATGAGTCTGCTGTTGCTAAGCGATTCATTGAGAGCCTTGATTACACTCCTGATTTTAAGGAGCATGTGCAGAACTTTCTCACCTTTCCCAGTAGTGGGAAGGTTGAACAGGTCTTTCAAAATCGTGATGCTGAAGAAATTTTAAATCCTTTGCCTCAGGTGGCCAGTGATTCATTTCTTTTGACGCCTACTCTTGTTCATCAGTTGGCTATGGTGCCGGATGCAACCTCCTTGAATTTGGAAGGGTCTACGTGTGTGAAAGATCAGTTTAGGTCTGCGAAAGTGAATGTGGATGCTGTTTTTGGTGTGGAAGCAAATGCCCGTGGTCATCCTGCTTTTGAAGAGAAAGTCTTTAGGGCAGTTGGACCAGGCATGGGCTCTCATTTCACGCCAAAGAATCCTTTTCAAGAGATGGCTGTGTTTGCTGAGCGCTATGACTCGAAAGAGAAACGAGGCGCTAGGTTGGATGTTGAAGGGGAAAAATTGGTTAAGGAACTCAATGACACTTGGTTCTCCGAATGCAAAATGCGTTTCGATGGTGAATTTGTCTGGGTTTTGATGCATGATGACTCTGTTGAAGAGTTAGCCAATTTGTTTGTTAAGGATATGCTTTCAAAGAAGTATTACAATCAATATAAGGGTTATGAGAATGTGGATATTGAAGTGATTCGATTTCACATAAAACTCATTTTTAAACCAGAAAGTACTTTGAAAGATTTCAAACTCAACAAAGTTGGGCAAGGAATTTCCTCCTTTAACACTGATCTTAGCTCCTTTTTCTGTTTCTGTTTCAGAATTTTGGCTTTTCTTGATGAGATGACAGATCGACATGATCCAGAAGTCAAAGTGATCACACCTAATAGGTGTACTGATGCAGAATTTTCTGATCATATGACTTTTGCTCTCAAGAGCTTTGGTTCCATCCCTTATTTGAATGGAACTTCTGATTTCCCGTTGTATGATGCTCGACAGAATGAGTTCACACAACTGTTGGAGTATGACTACTGGAGTAGGATGCACATTTCAACTATGTTTTTGGATTGGTATTATAGATTTCGATCAGACATGACCTTTATTGGTGATGTCGTGACTTCCAAGCAGTTGACTGAGAAGTGTTCTGGAGAACCAGGCACCCTCAAGAATAATGGGGTCATCCAGAAAGTGGTCACCAACAGAATACTCAGAGGAGACGGAAAGCGAGTCATTGCCTATCAAGGAGATGATGGCAACAAAGCACAACAGAATCTGAAGCTTGATGAAGAGTTTAAGAGAAAAATGGACAGATATTGGCCTAGTGGCATTATTGTCTCAATTGGTAACACAGCAGAATTTTGTGGTATGGTTGTCACTGAAAATGGTATGTTTCCTAATATTAAGAGGCGCCATGACAAAATTGCTGGAGCCAGATGGCGTGACTATGCACACTTCACTGAATATCAGAAATCATTGAGAGATTATGTGAAAATGGTCAATAATTGTGGTCTTGCCGGTTCTTTGGCTGCCACAATGGCCAACACCAAATGCAGTAAAGAGGAAGCACTTTCTTTGTTTGATGCTATTCAGTCCTGGGGACACATCAACAAAGAACAATGGCTTCAAGTCACTAGACTCTTCAAGGAGCCGAAGATGATTGCTAGGCCGGAAGCTGGCTATACTACTGTCTATGGAATTCTTGTTGAACCAATGGAGAAGAATCTCTTGGTCACAGAAGAAGACGCAAAAACTGCGATTGTTCCTTATAAAGAGAAACCTGAAGTCATTGAGCGTGGCTTCATAAAGATTTTGAAAATTGCAGTTGGTATTGCAGAAAATTTAGTGCGTGGGGATGAACGTGCCACTATGTGGCGTGGTTGGCCGTGGTAACTCACACCTCGGCCGGTGTTTGTTTTAGGTTGAATTTGTTCCGCGTTCATCCTTTATTTACTGTATAAATTTATTTACTTTACGTTCGAATTTATGTCCCAGTTGAATCCTAAGACTCAGTTGCAAGAATATTGTGTCAAACATGGACTTCCAATGCCCCAGTACAAACTTGTCTCAGTTAGAGGACCTGACCACTCACCTGTTTTTCAGTGTTCGGTCTCAGTTGCTGGTCGTCATGAGATTGGAGATGAAGCGTCGTCAAAAGTTGCTGCTGAGAAGAACTCCGCTTACAGACTACTTTTACGACATCTCTCTGAAGACAAGCAGCGAGAAAATTTGCGCAGAAGCATCCCCATTGTGCCTCAACAGCGTGTGTCGCAGGTTCTATTGGGAACTGAACAATCTTGCGCAGAAAATGCGACTTCCGTTGCACAATTGTTGGTTTTGCTTCAAGAAAAACAAGAGAGGATTAATGTGCTTGAGGGTTTGCTTCAGCAGCGACGAGAGGCCGATAGATGTGCAGATTCGTCACCACCTCCTTCTTATTCCTCGACTCAGGAGGGTCCTGAGATTGCAGAGCAATTGAATTCTGTCGAGAAGTTTCTTTCTGAGTATGGCTTTGTCAGAATTGCCCCTTCTGATCAGAGTCGCAGACTCAGTGCCCAAGATCTGATCGGCCTCCAGGGAGGCGGTTCTTCGAAAGGGGATGGTCCGAAC